CAACTGTATATTTATCTTTTTTCCAAAGTCTTTCTACTCTTAACTCCATATTCACTTTCTCCTATAAAATTAAAATCAATATTAATATCTGAATAGCCTGACCGATAATACCTCCAATCAACGTTGCGGCAATATCAAGCCAGTCCCATTTGCCACCCCATTGTTTATCCTTGAATTCCATACCAGCCGCCAATCCTGCGACAAACAAGATGGTGAACAGTACACCTGCCGGGATAGCATAAAGCAGGTGCTTAGGACGATTACTTTCTTTGATCCAATTCATGATTTTCTTCTTGAATTATGTCTCTCACATCTTCTTTGTCAACCTTGAACACCTTCTTTCCAAAGACTCCCAAAGCTCCAATTACATTTATATTGATCCCCTTTGGTTTCAATATATTCCCTACAATCGAGCACCCCTCAATGAAGCAGACAAACAAGCAGGCATACGTATCAATACGGACAGACATCTCGGAGGCTTTCTGAATCATGACGACCATAACCACAAAGGAAAAGTAAGTAACCATCTTCCCCATAGTGGCCCGCCATGCCCGGCTGAACCTTACATGCTCATGCGTTAATAAACTCTTCCTTACCCCTGTCACCAAGTCACAGATTATCACACAGAACATTGCTATCAGCCAAGGGATCATCATTTGCAGACTATCTATTACGAAGCTGCCGGCAATAGGTGCGAACATTCCTGCTACTGCCTGATGAATTGCTTTTTCCTCCATATACTTTTCTCTATCTAATTATTAATACTACCTTTGCCTGTCATTATTTATATCATAGTAATTAGGGATATTTCCCTTAATGTTTGTTTTGTTTGTGTTTGTATACCGTCTTGCTCGTGATGAGCAGGGCGGTTTTTTTTACGCCAGCATCACCGAGATATATGTACTGACAAACGCCGCACACTCTATCCAGAACATCCACTTCTTATACTTATACATCAATATCCCTGCTGCGATGAAGGCAACCAAAGGAATATACCACATTTCTGATAAGCATACCCACAGGACCGCCGAGATACCGCATATAGCCGTAGCCGCATAATGTATCTTCCCCTCCAATTCCAGCTTAAAACAGGGGGCGGCACCGACAAACATCAGCCCTCCGCATGACAGGAAAGCAAGGAACTGAATATTTTCACTCGAACATTCAAGCCACGCAGGGAGCAAAAGCATTGCCGGGACAATCATTGCAAGCTGGAACAGCCATTTTTTTCGTCCTCTCTTTCCTAACTGATAGTAAGTATCAGACACTGACCACGGGATGTTTTTTATCACTTTTAGGGAATATGCTACGTATGTCACGAGCAACAGCAGCGAGATAATAACTAATAGAACCATAATCTTTATATTATAAGTTAAACACTAATTTTTCAGGATAACCAACTGTGTAGTCGTATGCTTCGACTTCTTCAACAGTATGCGATACCTTGACCGCAGCGATATGCTGTTGCGTTACATTGTAGCAGTCAAGAGCGTACAGTTCTAGCGAATTAAGCATACCAATAGCTAATGAAACAGGTATCGTAAACTGCATTCCGGAGAACCAAAGGTTTGTCACCTCCCTTCCTGCTTCCTTTTCAATTCCAATCGAGTTCATTAGCCCTACGCGTGTGGATTTATCAAGCCACATCAAGTTCCCTTCCATCATGAAGGAATTGACCGCATCGGATGTGTCATAGTTATTGATCCGAGCTATCTTGGAGGATATCGCCCTTTCAAGTAGTTCCTCCGGTGTCGGGTCAGGGGACACGTATTCTTCATATCCTGCTTCCAGATACTGCTCATGCGTAGGATTGATCACCTGCATGTCACCAATGACGATCCGCCTGCCGGCGAATACTTTCTGTCCATTTTCGATCTTAAAATACTGTTTCATTACTCTATCGATTTAAACCATTCGTCTATTTCTTTATCAAAAAAATCCATATTATGGATTACTCCTTTCCAGTATAATCCTATGGGAGTACCTGTCGTTTTTGTCCGACATGCTCCCAGGATCAACGTGCTGTCGAGATATGGAACACTTGCACCGTAAAAGCTGGAAGAATAGATCGCACCCCCTTTCATACATCTGTATCCGGAAAATCTAACTCCGCTGGCATCTGTAAAAAGCCGAATAGCCAATGAGCATCTGGTATTATAAATATCAGAAACGACTTCAAACTGTCTACTTCCCGAATAAATATAAATTCCGTTTCCCAGGCTGCTGTTATACACACTATACGGTTGATAAATACCAAAGCCCTCATCCCTGTCAGGTCCAAACGAAAAGATGGCTCTCCATTGACCGAGCGCATTGTCATTATTCGAATGACTGGTTAATGAGAGAAGCACCGTAGAAAAATCATACTCATTCAGGTTGATTCCCGTATCAAAGTAATTAGTCCCGTCAAAAACAAGATTATGAATACCGCCACCCTGCTGTGCCGCCATCAGCCCTCTTCTAATCCCGCTCATTGTACACCTCCTATCACCGCTATATTATTAAGTACTGACACCTGATAGGTCTTATTCGCCTCTATGGTCGGTTCATTGACCCATTTGACCGTAGAGGGCATTACAAGTGTAACGGGAGTACTGCCACATGTAAATTGAAAGATTCCCTCATTACCTTCAGCCAGACCGATATACACACTTAGCCGAGTGCAGTTCGTTACAACATGTAACATATTCATCCTTAAAGCCAATGAAGCATTTCCATTTGAATCGCCTACGACATTGTCTATTTGCCTGTATGAAGAATATATGGCCCCATTACTTGTTGATACTGTCAAAGAAGATGATACGAAATACTCTTGAAAGACCATCATGGACGCTTCGCCATCCCCTGCGAACATACTAACAACCACATCCCCGTTTGATCGTACGTACATATTCACAGGAACGCCAAAATAACAATTATTATTTATTGCCTCTATAAGGCTGTCATACTGAGCCTGTGTACAACTTCCCGATTCGGCAGCATTCGCGATCCATTGCAGATCGTAAAATTTCACATTTCCCGTACCTGCATCCACTTCGGACCATGCTCCGTTCTTCCTGCCGTATTGCTTATTGTCCGAGGGAGCATCCGGAAAGTTATTCGCGTTAGCCTGAATTCCCGCCAGCTTGTTCTTTTCTGCCTGCGAGTAAGCTACATAGCCTTGCAGGGCGACATACAGCCCCTGAGCTTCCGTCTTTCCCAGCTTCTGAGAGATTGCATTGTCGATAGCCGTCACTGCTTCCTGGTTGTTCACAATCGCGTCAGCAATCTCTCCGAGCGTATCAAGTATCTCCGGTGCCGTTCCGATAAGGGCGGCTATCTTCTCATCGGCATACCCTTTAGCCGTCGAAAGGTAATCTGCAATCAGAGAACGGATGTACGGATGGGCTGTTTCCGAGGTATTATGAGCCCCGATTTGCGCCGAGACGTCCGGCGTTGGAATCTTGTCGATTTCCTCGTCCACATACGTCTTGCTTGCATAGTTGCTGTCGTTCGTCAGCTGGCTTACCTTTGTCGGGATCGTCGGTTTATTCAGGATGGCACCTTTCCCGCTGGCAGCATTCCAGTCCGGCTGTACCTGTTCGGGAATGGTGGGTGCTGTGTATTCCACGAAGGAGCCTTCCGTACTGTTATTACCGGCAGGAACGAAAAGATACTTCTTCCCCGATACCAGTCCGCTGCCGGATGCGGATACATTGCCTGATCCTTCGCCCGGAAGCCCTTTGTCGCCACGCGGGATGGTCAGTGAGAGCAGGTATTTCGGATTGCCCGATGTCGTCGTTCCATTGGCCGTCAGCGTAGCGGATGCCTGCGTGCCCGGATTGCCGGTGGTAGTACTACCTATTTCCAGCACAGGAGTTTTTCCGGTATCTCCCTTGTCACCTTGGGGAAGGACCAGGTTGATTTTGTATTTCGGATTGCCGGCAGTATCGGTGCCGTCAGCTGTGACGGTAGCGGAGGCGGAAGTGCCCTGACTGACCGTTCCGATAGCAAAGGAAGGCGTCTTGCCGTCCTCTACGTTTTCAGCAGCTGTATTGGCTTTGCTTGCAGCGTCTGTAGCCGACTTGACCGCAGCGGCCGTATCCGTCTGGCGTTTCTTTTCCGCTTCTACACGCAGGGCTTCAGCCGCCGTTATGCTTGTATTTGTATTTTCCAGTTCTGCGATCATGTCCTGTGCAGGCTGCTGTAACTCCGCTATATCCGCTTCGGTCAGGTCACTGAAATGGAGCTTCAGCGAATCTTTCTGTGCTTCGGTAAGATCGTCAAAGGTCAGGGAGATGGATTCGTAGTTGACCAGCAGCTTCCATGCCGTTTCAGTCGTATACTTCCATTCAATGCCCAGGTCACCCTTGCGGAACTCAGGTGTCTTTCCGGCAGCTACAACTCCGGTGTTTACCGTACCTATCCACCAGACATTGTCTTTAATGGACGGAGTCACATCATTCCTGACAGCCGTCTTAAACAAGGCAACCGTCATCTTACCGCCTATCCCTGAGCTTTGCACAAGCAGAATGTTATCAAGTTCCGATACGGTTGATACACTCTGAAAGTCTTTTATGTCTTTATTCTCCATAATCCTGTTTTTTAAGTTTGCGCCCTCGCTATCTTCACAGACCGCTACGGCTTTTTATTATGATCAAAAAGTGTTTTTAATATTGCCTATAATTAGATATTGTGTACTTATGATTCGATGAATCATAAGTATACGGACATGTCAGATACCATCTTGTCAGATTATACGTAGTCGGAAGTCCGGTTACCGCGTCTATACCCTGTATCACCACCGGGATGCCTACGGCGCTCAGAAGAACTCCTTTGGGAAGATGAATCGTTGAATAGCCTGATCCACCCATCATTCCCATGAGGAAATCGATGCCATCTGCCGCGTCGGAAGCGTCATTGTATATCCTGACGGTCCGTCCGTTATATTGATCACTGGTCAGGGCAAAAGAAATATCCTCCAAGGCTGCCTTGCTTTTGATAATCCAGCTGAAGGATATCCCATTTCTTAACTCATCAAGTGAGGAGTACGACTCGAACGGCTCACTGATAGAGCCGCGCACCTTTACCTTGTTGAACTCAGCATCGCCTGTATTCCCGTTCATCATTATGTTAGGCACAAAGTCTGAAAATCTGTTTTCCGGAACATCCTTGATATCAATGTCCACCCCCTCCAGTCTCCCCTTACGTGAAATCATGGTCAGATCCTTGTACATGAATCCCGCTATGTTGGCTCCGTCAATCAGTGCGGTATCCATCGCAACGAACTTGAACTTGCTGGCCGGTTCCCAGTTCGCGTCACCGGTAGAAGATGTAGGAGGTACGGTGATAGCAGATCCGTGACGTTTGACCTGAAATGTGAATACGCCTCCGTCTATCTCATAATTGACAATGTCACGGGTAGTATTCGTATAGGTGTATTCCGTACCGGCTGAGAAGAATCCGCAATAAACGGGCATGGCACCCGTTGCTCCGGTATCCCCCTTCTCTCCATCTGACAGGACGCTTACGGAAGTGCTCAGCAGGTGATTATCAAACGAGGAGGAAGAGGCTTCGTAGGTACGTATCACGAAGTACTTATAGGGATATTGGGCAACATTTACCGACACAGTTGACACCTTTGTTATACTTCCGATCTTCGTCCAGGCACCACCGTCCTGACTTCCGTATACTCCGATATAAGCATCCACCGCATTCCCCTCAGCATCCTTGTGAGATACCGTAAAAGTTTCCGGCTCATAACTTCCTGTCGATGTACGGCCGATCTGGGATACAGACGCGACTAACTGATACGCCGACTGACCGTCTTTTGCGAGATTCATGAATAAACGGTAATTAGTGTAAGATCCCCAGATTCCGTTACTGACATTGAATCTACGCACGCAGGTATATTCATAAGGGTACGCTTCCGACACTCCGGAAGGATTATCCGTCCACCATTTCGTATCTTGCCAGTACTGGGTATTGTCCGGTGATATGCCGGAGGCGGATGCCGCTATCAGGACTTTATAGACACCGTTATATTTGACCACGTCGCCTTTCGTATACATTTGAGAAGCATTATAGCCATAAGCGTCTCCTATATAATCGTCCGCAAAAGAGTCCGAACGAGGCATTTCCACCGTCATTTCCGATGCAGAAAGCAGGTATATCTGTTCTTCACCGGGAAAGTCTGTAGGAAATACCACAGGATCACTCCATACGGGAAGGGAATCCGTATTCGGGTCAATGACCGCGCTGCTGAGATAGCATACCTTCTGCGGAATGATACGGTAATTCATCTGCCCTTCCGCATAGGAGGAGCTTGCGGCCGCATAAGCCAGCTCTATATAATGACTTCCCGCAGACGGAGCTATCACTTCGATAGACGTATATTGATATCCTCCTCCGATCCACAGCGTGTCTTCGCTGTTATACGAGCTGGTATAAGGCGTATCCAGCTTCATGACTACCGCATACCTGAGAGATCTTGAAGTGTAACAGTTTACCTGCAGTTTAAATGACTGTCCCTTTTCGGCAGCGACAAAAGAGATCCTTTGCAGATAGGTTTTGTTCCATACCGTTGACGTACCGGTAGTATAGTACAGGTCAGAGAGATAAAAGTCACCCGAATGGGTGAGATCCGGCTCTTTCACATCAGGATCGAGGGACCATCCTTCGGGAGAAATACCGGAAGGCTTATCGGGCTTTCCGTTGCTGTATTTATACCGGAGCTCGGTGTATTTTCCGTTCTTTCCGTTTAATCCATCCTCACCCTTTGCCTTGATGCCGGTATCTATATACTTTCCCTGATCAGCGTCCCATACCCACCAGGTTCCATTTTCAATCTTTGGAGAATGCCCGTCATCCCCCTTTGCAGAATCGCCGGAATCTACGTACTTTCCCTGATCGTCGTCCCACACCATCCATGTACCGCTTTCGGATATGTAGGGACTGTGACCGTCGCTTCCGTCGGTTCCATCCTCACCATCCCTGACAACGTAGATGGTTTCCTGATCTACCATTACGACAGACCCAACCTCGCGATACAGTCTGAACTGGATCTTTCTCGTTATCCCTGCAACGGATATATTGGTGTCGGGGGAATAGCTTCCAACCGATCCCGAATCTATTATATAATCCAGCGAATAACCGAACGGCAGGGAAGAGACGACTGTGGAAGCCCCGTCAGTCTTAAGAACACGGCAGGAGATATTAGCCACGTCGCTGTTACCCGCACTGTTCTTCTTTATGATGTTCACCGATGGCTGCAACGAATAGATGACAGGATTCTTCCCGTCGGCTCCCGGTCTGACCTTGCTGATTGAAAGATATACGGTACGCTCGTATTGTACTCCGTTATGTGTCGCCTTACCCGTTATCGGGATACGGATCGCGTCGGCTGCGGAAGAATCGATGGCGGTGACGGTGATTGTTCCCGTAGCCTTGTCGGTTGTTACGGTCACACCCGGAACGCTTGTGCGTGAAAGGGAATCGAGTGCCAGCTCTGTCGATCCGTAGTGCATGACGAAAGTGGAAGTGACGGGCAGACCGGAAGTAACGGATCCCGAGGCGTCGCAGGCTACAGACTGCATGCCGTTGTCAAGGTCCGCTACAATGCTTCCTTCACCGTCGGCACCATTGCGGACAACCACGACCGAGAACCGCTTGTCAAATACGGCATTTCCCTCGCAATTGATCTTCAGGTCAACGTAGCACTCTTCGTAATTGGTCACTTCCGTAATCGTGAGAATACCGGCGGATATATAAGCCTTGCAGCCTGTGGCGGATATGACGACAACATACCTGTCCTTGTCCACCGAATCGGAAAAAAGGAGTTCCGTCTCCCCTTTAAACGCCTGTATGCGGGTGAAAAGGTTATAGATGGATGTGACTACATTCTCGTCACCGGAGATGACGTTCAGATCGCCTGACACGACGTTCAGTTCCTCGTATAATGAAGTCAGGTTACCCTGGTTATCCAGCTTGACTACACGCTCGTAGGAAGACAGGGAAACGCTGTATGCCGACTTGCCCTGCAATTCTTCAATTTGCGAAGGAGTGAACTGGATATTGACTCCTGTCAGGTAGGTATTCTCCTGGAAGGTACCATATCCGTGCATCACAAAACCGCCGATTGTCAGGCCTTCCAGCAATCCGTCCTGCATCGAGATGTTCCTTGTAGGATCGATCACCCAGGTATCGACATTTTTGAGTCTGCGGGTGTAATAACGGGTCTCGTAAGTCATTGCCTGACGGTCCTCATCGGTGAAGTTACCGTAGGCGTAGAAGTTCATGCCGGCTGTGGGGTGAACTGTTGTTCCCGGCTGCAGGGTATATTTGAGCTTCATCGCTCCCGGCTCGTTCAACAGAATTTCGGAGGGGGTGAAATAAGCGGTAGCGAAGCCGGCATAATTCAGGAATCCGTTCGCATCTACACTGTCAGAGGTATTATTCCCGCCGGAAAGACTGTGGAAGACGCCACGACAGATATCATTTACCTTCGAGGTACCCAGCTGGTCTTCCAGCAGATCGAGTTCAATGATCCGGTTAGCTGTATCCACACTTCGTACCGTTCCGAAGGCAAAGGTGTTCGCCTTGTCTCCGGAAATGACGTCAATGCAGTTGAAGGTAATCTTGGGAGTAACCATTTCTTCCCGGAAGATGGCCTTGTCCACTTCAAGTACTGTTTTGCCCGTCTTCTCGTCAACGGTGACCGCACCTCCCGAACCACCGATCATACCGGTGACGAAATGACCGAACCGTACTCCTTTCCGGAAGATGGATACCGCCTCGGATATGATGCCTTTTATAAAGGTGATCAGGCCGGAGGCCGTGTCATCTTTCTTTTTACTGATATGTTCCTGCATTGATCTCTTTGCAGAAAATACATTCCTATCGGATGGCAAGGTCTTATCGTTAACTCCTATGACATAGATGCTGGTTCCACCACCATCGACCACGGAGCCAGAGTAAGTTTGTCCTTTATATGTAAGAGAATCAATCTTACTTTCTATCTCACCTATACGTGAATAAGCAGCCGTTTCACCAACTGTATAAATCGGGTGATCGTAAGGAAAATCCAGCGGCCACTCGAAGCCGATTATTCTTGATTGCCTGCCTTCCGGGAAAAATGCCTTATTTATCAGGTTGATCTTAGCCCCGACTTCGTATGTACGAATATTACCCTTATTGTAGATGAAATCAGCATCCATCTCACAATTGTAGGTGGACGGGTCAATCATGGATTTCTTTACGTACTCCTTTGCCTTTTTGAGTAGATTCTGCTCTGCGTCCGGCAACATCTGTTCGGAGATGTATGCGGTATCAAAGCCGTAAAGGATATATGTATCTGCGGGGACTTCTTCACCGTCCTCCATGTGTGCGGTTTGCGGATAAAGAACATCATCCGGAAGAAAGCGACCGTAATCCTCATTACGGACTATTTCAAAGGTTGTTCCGGTGCTGTCGCTTTCTACAATATTGATAGCAAAGTCCATTCCGGCAAGCTTACCAGTCTGGAATATCATGTGAAGTTCCTCACCATCCAGCCTGAAATCTTCTGTAAAGTTCTTCAGCCCCGTATCTTTGAAATTATAGATCCGATATTCCTTATCGTTATCGTCTACCTTGTCATCGTGGCTGACACTGGATATTGTGCCCTTGTATTGGGGATATTCATCTTCAAATATAACGATCTCTTCGATTGCCTCCTCTTCCGGCATTTCCACGTTATCCGGATCATCGTAGTTTTCATCTCCGATGTTGATACGTTCACCGGTCGGGCTGTATTTATAAGCGTCTACATAAGAAATACCCTCCGGGAGCATAAGACGTTTCTGAACAACTCCGTTAAGAGTCATTTCTTTGTCGTCCTTACTGAAGTAGTTATCGGGGACTTTACCCTTAATGATGTTGTCAATCGTATATTTGTCACCAAAAGAAGCCGTAACTCCACTTGGTAGCTGAATGACATTAGAATCATCACCGGAAAAAAGTTCCGGATTATAGATAGCAGCAAAAGTCCTTCCACTATTAACTCCTGAAAGAAATGTAATAGAAGTATCAGCAGAAGATCCATTTATCAATTCCAAGTCATATTTAACGGAAGAAGAAGTCATTTCTCCAGGATTATTAAAATCCGGTATATGGAAATAAGACCTAATCCTTAGATCTGATGCACCATTTTCTATTGATAACTCTTTAGGAAAAACAAACGAAACAGTTACCTCCTTCTGCTGATTTTCTCCAATCGATATTGTTTTACTATCAATTACTACCTCTTTTTGAGCACCATTTAACTGATATATACAAGAAGCCTTAAATAAATAATCCCCTGCTGGTAATTCTTGCGCAAGAATAAATGATGCAGTAGAAAGATTTATTCCATTACTCATCACTTTATATGTACCGCCTTTTAACGTTTGAGCAACATTCTCATCGTATATCCATTCCCTATTATTTATTGTGTAAACAGGGCCGTTTATGTTAACCTTAACATTGTATTCCTCTTTATGAACTACACGGTTTGGGAAATACTTAATATCAAGAGGCCTTGCTGTATCAGATATTTCCCTGCCATTGACCTGCTTGACATCAAAAATAAGACCTTTACGGTAAGTAGAAGGAATGTTACGGGCAGAACCAAAAGCATAAATACGAGTAGCATAAGTTGTCTGACTGTCACTGCGTGTCATACTGTTGACGTTCACATTCTCAGTATCTGTCAAATCACCGGCCTTGAAATCTACGGGAGAGCTGTATTCACAACGTCCGAAATGAATCGTTTTGTCCGTTATCCACCACTCGCACTCCCATGTCTCCGCCATTTGGGTAAGGGCGTCAATCAGGTTCACGTTATCGTACGAAACGAGCTTGGACGAATTTTCCACAGTGGAGTCAATCTCATATACAAAATCTTCTGCTCTATATTTGTATCCGAGTGATTTTAGATTATCAAGAAAGACTTTAAGATGAACATCAAGAGTAGCAGTAAGGTTCCATCCGGATTCACGACCAGTAGCTTCCGGTGTATAGAAGAACTTTTTGTTCTTCCACTTCCAATAGTAAGCATCAAGACGGAGTTCGTAGTCGTATGCACCTGTCGTTGTATTGTAGGTAGGCTTATACAGGTCTATAAGTTCGAAGATACCCAGTTCGTTATCTATGTTATCTCCTAACTGAAAGTACATAGGACTGTCGAGGGAAAACTTCAAGGTGATGTAGTCTTCCTTCATAAGCATAAACTTCCGTTTGCAACCTTCGTTGGGAAGGGTTGAAAGAAGGGTGTTGCCGGATATGTCTTTGATGTCTACTAATTCTGCCATATCACAAAGTTCGTTGATAGAAACATCAAAACATAAAATCCGGCAACTCTATAAACCACAATTCGCCAATTGTGGTAACTTTATTCCCTATTCGCTGGATTCGGCTCGTTCAGCTTAACCGAAATCTTTGAAAACGTCCTTGCGATATTGAAACCGAAAGATTGAGAACGGAGGTAGTATAAGTGATATACCTCTTCGCCTAGTTCCGGCACTTTGACTGCAAATTCCCCCTTTGTTATTTCGTCTAAGAATGCCTTATATTTGGCAATATAGTCAGAAGGGGAAGCTCCTTTTAGCGTAAAGGTAAGAGTCATGTCCCGTTCGTCAACCTTTCTGTTTTCGATTATAACCCTTTTCCCGTCCTGCAAGCGTGATTTGTTTTCAATCACATCTTTCATCGGGAGTGGAGCGTAAATAGCTTCTATGAATCCATCTCCCATATTGACTCCCCACATCGTGTAGGCATCTTTGTTATTGATTAGTAGGTCTCCTGTCATAATATTACTTTTTTGATAATCCATTAGTATTTCGCTTGACCTCTGCAATATCAGCCGCCATCTGCTGTATAGGTTTCACCATGACGTTAGTATTGTCTCGAATGTCTGTTATAGCCTCATAGGAAAGCCGTATCAGATCCCTTGTCTCTCCTGCAATATCCTTTATTCCAGACGTATTTGCACCTATGGACAACATACCTGCTTTCAAGTCAAGAATAGACATTGTTTGAAGTTGATTCTGATTCTTGATTTCCTCTCCGGCGATTTGAAGGGCAGTGAAGCGTCCGTTCAATTCGTCAGCAGAATCCTGAGACATTGTAGCAAAGCCTTTCTTGGAAGATTCCTGGGAAGTAGATGTGCCGCCACCCACAATTTGTTCCCATGCCTTTCTGTCTTCAAGGGCGCCATTTACGATAGTATCCCATCCTTCTCTTAAGTCCTTAATATCAGAAGATGTAATACCTCCTTCTTTACCCATAGCAGCAGAAAAGGATTCATACCATTTCCTTAATTCATCTTCATATCCCTTCGCGAACATTTGAGTGAATATAGCCTTTCGCATATACTCTCCAAAATTATCAGCAAAGTCTTTGGATGAAGCATCCATGTCCATGAGAGTATCTATGAAGCTGTCAAACAGGCTATCGAATGACGTCTGAGTCAATTGTTCTTGAACGGCTTTCTGAATGTCTTCTATTCTCTCTTCACCTTCAATAATCTTATTGAGGTAGTTTTGAACATCTCCATCCAACTTAGACCAAAATCCAGGAGCTTCCTCTTTTAACTTTTCAAGCTGTTCAGCCGTCAAGTCAAAGAGACCGGAAAGTCTTCCGCCAATAAAATCCGGATCTTTACCGATTGACTTAGCAAACTCGTCCCATTGATTCCACATCTCTTGACTCATACTATTACGAATACGGACCCCAATGGAATGTGAACCGGCAGAGGCACCAGATTGTAATCTTTCTCTTCCCAAGATTTTATAAGACTCAATACTTTTGTTTGCCAGTTCTATCGCTTCTTCTCCGGCCTTGGCAGCCTCCGGGCCGTAAGACATGTCTATATATTCTTTTTTCTTATCAATTAACTCATCCCATATTTCATTTAATTCCTCATATTTTTGCTTCATCTCATTATAATCGGAATAATCAGCGCCTCCTAAATCAAGAAGTCCAAAGCTAAGTCCCTCACCAAGCGCACGGCCTATATTCATCAACCCATTACCTATAGATTTACCTATGGTTACGAACAGATCGCCCGACAACACATCATCAATAATTCCACCAACTGCATTAAATATAGCATCAAGCAAACCTCCAACAAGATTACTAAGCCCATCTTTAAGAACATCTATAATTGATAATATCCATCCAATGATTGGAATATCTTCAAGCTTATCTGATACTTTTTCTATTGCACCTCCCATGCCTTTACCTGCTTGAATCAATCCATCATATGCGTTTTTCAATCCTCCAGATGCCAATTTGGACAATCCTTCTGATACATTTTGCATACTCTGATTTAGATTTGTCGCAGTTTGAGAAACAGTTTGTTGATTTTCTTGCACAACAGCCGATGCCGCTTTTGCATTTGTAGTAGCTGCGTCAGAATTCATCTCAGCAACATCTAATGCATGCTTAGCAGCCTTTTTCTCTTCCTCGGTTCCACTTTTTATAGCTTTTTCATAGTTTTCCTGTGCTTTTTTAAGCTCATTAGAAGTGTAGGCAACCTCTTCTTCGGCCTCTTGAAGTTTTCTTAATGAATTCTGATAATTCTGAACTTCTTGTCCTAGCTTCTTAAAGTTCAAAGTTCCAGTACCTCCTAATGATTTTTCCATTTGATTAATGGCATCAATCAACTCTTTTTGACTTGCCTGATCGGAATTCTTAAAATCCTCAGTCTTTACGTACTTTTTAGCCTCTTCAAGAGATGGCTTAATTACCTCACGGAATATTCCTCCAAACTCTCCAAATACAGTAGCCCAATCAATATTAGCCTTTATGGATTCTGCCTTTAGGCTTGATAATTTCGTGTCTCTCTCTGCAGATAAAGCTCTCGCTTCCCACTGGTTCTGCGCATTCTTTATCTTTTCCTCATACTCTTGAGTAATTGCCAGTTTCCTTTGCATGAATGTTCCATATTCTTTCAAATAATCATTCATGGCAGATAATTCCTCTTTAAAAGGAGCTATTTCTTGCTTCTTTTGGGCATTTCTTATAATCTCATCAATTGCAGACGTATCTACTTTCACCGCAGATGCATCAAACGTTCTCTTCTTATAGTCCTTAGTCTGCTTCGCCCGCAAATTCTCCTGTTCATCAAAAACCTTTCGTTGGAGCTCGATCTCCGTTCGAATATAATCTTCTCGCTGACGTTCTAAGTCTTGTATCTCCTTCTTGTTGTCTAGTTCACGCTGGGCACGAATCTTGGCTTCTCCGTCTGCCATAGCGTCAATACGAGACTGGATAAGTTGATTCTCATGGTCTTCTGCTCTACGTCTCCTTTCAAGAGCTTGCTTATCCAAAAGTTCGGAGATCTTCTTTTGTTGGTCTATTATGGAGTTATACTCCTTGGTTGTTTCCCCTGTAATCGCTCTTAGCTTCTCCTTTTCTACTTTAATCTCAGCCTCTATGCGTTTGTAATCCGCAGTATTGGTAACTTTCTTTAATGCTTGTTGTTTAAGGGCTATAGAAGCCTCTATAGCTTCAACTGAGCCTGCCACCATTGTTTGTGTTGTTTTTATCCCGATAGATTCCAATATTTTTCTTTCTTCTTCAGAAAAATCTGCATATTTTTGTATCAATTTCGTACCTGACTTTATAAGTTCATCAGCCTCTTTATTTAAATCATTTATTCCTGTTTGAAATATATCTTCTTTTGTAGTCTTCTGGCTTCCTGGTAGAATTGAAAGAGGGATATTTACTAATGTAGATATAGTTCTATCTATCCAACTAGGACCTTTCTCTTTCTCAGACTCAACTTCCATCATTTTTTGCACAGCTTTTTTATACTCCTCGGCTGCTAAATCCATCGTTGCAGCCGCTTTAGCCCGTTGCATTATTCCTAAAATAAAAGCATCCTTATTTGTATTAAATATTCGTTCAGCCTCTGATGCATTGGTAACCGATACTCCCATGCTATCAATTGCATCTTTATTATCTAATATGAATTTTTTTTGAGCATTAATATCTCCACCTAAACGCTTCCAACTATCAGATAATCTGATTAAAGTAGACAGGGTAGTGCTAGATACCTCACTCACTTTATTTCTAAAAGATTCCAAAGCTTGATAGGTGTCTGATATGTATTTTTTTGCAACAAAAAAAGATTTCCCCCAATTTATTATATCCTTACCATACACAGAAAGCAGAGTTAATCCAACAACAAGAGCAGTCTGCCAGCTTATAAGAGACTTTGTTAATTGCTGCCAAACTGGAGCAACAGCCTTGACATCTTTATTTCCGGCAGCAATTTCAGCCTTAAATGCAGCATACTCCTTCCTTGTTTTAGCTATCTCATCAACAAGAATTGGGATATTATTTGAAATTGCAAGGAAAAAAGTATTTGCACTTACAGCTAAAGAAGGCAATTCACGAGCTACCTGCTGTACAGAGAAACCGAGCCCATTCCATGCACTTGCATAATTACCTACATTTCTTTGAAATCTACCAGAAGCTTGTTCAGCCGCACTCAATTCCTTCTGAACATTTGCAATTTGGGCCAACAACGCTTTGCCAGCATCACCGTTTCTTCGCGTTCTTCCGAGGTCATCATAATCCTTAGTCAAGAGGATTATTTGCTTTCTGAGAGCTGTTATACTGCCTTCTTCCGCCCTACTCTGAATTATCTGATCCTTCTGTGCCTTAATTGTCCTTCTGATAGATTCTTCCTCGACTAGTCTTTGTGCTGCCAGTTGCTGCACCTGTCTTAATATTCCAGTTCCGGAAGAACCTGTTTTTTCTGAATCAGCAAGGGAAACAAAGCTTTTCTTTAACTGTTTTATTTGCTTATCCGTTTCAATTACAGCTTCGGTATTGGCTACAATCCATTTATTAGTGGACTGCAATGCGGCTGTCTCTTCCTTTGCCTTTTTAACTGCAGCATTGGAAGAATCAATGTCATGCTTCAGCTTTTGGATTTGAAGATATTTGTTTTCATACTCTTCTAATTTTTTAGTAGCCGCCGCTATCTCTTTCTCTAATTGTTTTATTGCTACATCACTATTTGGTATCCCCGCAACAGCAATTAGAGACTTCTTTAATTTATCTATTTCTTGACGCAGTTTTATAATGTCTTCGACATTGACATCTGCGGTAAATTTCATTCCTGCCATGTGACTTTTACATTTTCGTTTCCAAATGATTCCTTTAACTCTTTCTCTACGGTTAGGCTTGCCGAATCCAGAACGTCAAAACCCTTGCTAGATACAAAGCTCGCATACTCCATCCCATCCGCGAATACAACACCGTTTTTGGGTAGTTTCCCATATATAAGCAGGTTCTCTGTCTTGCCTTTGGCCCCCGCATGTTCGCTATCTGCCGGAACATATAGATAAACGATATTCCCATCACGAACTACAGCAGCCCCCGGAGCATTACGAAGATTCCACGTATGGTTCTGATAAGTCTTCTTGCTACTCACATTTCTTTCCTTTTGAGTGTCAACTGCATTATGCGCCGCTTCCTTCATTAGCTCATTTGCATACTCCTCCACCTCTTCAACAAACTCGTCCAGACCCGACAAATCAACCGTTACTTCCATTACTCATCAAATTTCATATTTTCACCAAAGAAATCCTTATCAGATACTTCCTTAAGTACCTCCCCATCGTATACAGCGTGCAACTTATCTTTTTGCATGATGATCAAATTGCGATATGGGATTTTATAAACGACTTCATCATAAGACAAATGAAGGCTATCCATGAACGACGCAATTTGCCCTAGCATACAATCATTCCCTATAATCTCTGTTTTGCTGTTAGATTTGCTACGTTCTTCGCTAAACCTAACAGCATCGTAAAATTTTTCACATCTATCAGAGAGTAAGCCGCTGTAAGACCGGATAATACTTCTTCTAAGGTTCCATGAGACAATTCTCCAGATAATGAATCATTTCCATTGATAAACCAAGAAAGTGCGCTTGAAGCGACAGAAATGTCCTTCAATGAAGATATAACACCCGCTATATCCTTGTTGTCATCAAGAACTGCAAGATATGCCGAAGCACCGGCTATTTTATGTATGGTAGGCGGATTTACACGGTACATTTTCCCATTTACAATGATCGGAATGAAATCCTTTCCTGTGATAGCTTCTGATATAAGTATGGCTGCTTTATTCATAATGATATTTATTAAAAAGGGGCGAGAAACACAAATCCTCACCCCTCACCACTTTACAATATAGATAATGTCTCTGACGGTTGCGTTCCATCTTCTCCTGAAGAGCCATAGTTTACAGTACTCCCAGCGTTCACCCACCTTGATCTAGCTGAATAACGATTTAGAGAAGGCGAGAAAGAAGAAGAAAGAGCAACCTTTTCAGCAGTTCATGCAGCGTCTACCTTTTCGCCATCGAACAGATAGTCGCTCTTAACACCAGTGTTAGGATTTTCCATAGCCACCGCTGTTACTCCCAAGCCGATATTTTTTTCCACAGCATTTCCCTTAGCAATGACCGCAGCATTGGTGAATACAATATAGTTTCCAGTTTTTGTCTGGCCTACGATTGCCTTATTTACAATTCCCGGAGTGTCAGAAGAAGCCCATCCTGCATCAGTATCAATCTTTTCACCACCTTCCAATTCAACCTTGTCATCAAAGGAGAAAACTCCCATAGTGAAAGCGATTGTTTTAGCTCCTTTTTGAGTAACATCACGATAGTAGATGCTACCATTCAACTCGTTAATATAGTCGGTATAGGTCGGATCATCCTCTGTATACGCCCAAGTATCCTGATGGGAGTTCTCAACTTCCGTGGCAGTTCCTAACCATGTCTTAAGAGAGGTTTTAGTGACAGCGGCAGTTATAACATCACCGTACCAAATCTTTTTAATTCCAATAAACGGTTTCATATCTTTTCAATTTACGTTTAGAGTTTCAAATAATAATTTCACATTCACATAGTAACAACATAATTCTTTGTCTTCTTCTATTCCGATACTTTCAGAAGAGTAACGATACCAGGAGCCGTCATATTGTCCGACAATGCCATCTTTGAACATTTCCCTTGCTTTCCTTTCAAGTTCATTCAAGCGAATCAAATTTGCCTTACCTGTCTTTGTTACAGGAACGCAAAGATTTACTTCAACATATCCTTTTTCCCAGTAAGCATCCGGTTGTTGAGTTTTGGGGTAGATTACAATTCTCTCGGTCTTCACTTTACCTTCAAGGATATTTCCCCGTTGATACATTTCAGAGATTCCAAAAGACTTGCAATCTTTAAAAATAATATTCGCTATGTCAGTCGTTACAATCATACCCAAATATCACATCTACCCTTAAACTCCTCCGAATAGCATTCGGCATTCTTCTTCACATCTCCCTCTCCTACAGTATTTCCTTCAGCATCCAGACACCGGATATGAGATCCTAAAACAATCTTTTTACCCTCATAAACCACATGGTAATTATACACCCAGCGTTCACCATTAACAGAGACTTCTTTTTGTTGGGAGTTGTCATGGCAGAAGCAATCTGTTACATCTTGCCAAGATTCTCCACCGGTTCCTGTAATTAAACGCCCATACTCGTCATTCTCTTCCGGAGTAATAACTTGTATTTGCAATTTATGTGGAGTTTCTTCTAGCATATTACCAAAAAGTTACTTTAGCCTTATCTGTATTCAGTTCGTCCTTCAGTCCATACTTATTGCATAAAAAAGAATAATAGGACTTTATACCAGAAATATCCCAAGAAAGAGACTTTGAATGACCGTTTTCTGATACCGATTTAGAAGTAGCTCTAAGCAATAAGGAGGGAATAAATCTTGCTATAGCAACAGAGATAGACTGCATATTATTTTCAGTCATTTCACCGTCAGGGTCAACCCCGGAAGAAAGTTTAATCTCTACCAAATCAGCCTCCGACAATGATATGCCGAAGGACTGAAACTTTTGCTTTATGTAGTCACTAATTATCATACTTACGCATTCATCGTATCCAGGTCAAAAATTACAATCTTGTTTGGAGCCGTATATTCTGGAATCCATTCAGCACCATATTCCATAAAACGACCTTCGTCTGTACGTACATTAGAAATATACATACCACCCTCCGAACGAGTATAGTTCTTTCCCGGAACCGGATCGGTAATTTCATACGGAGTATGCCAACGCATCTTACCTTGTTTTGGTGTAGTAAACAAAGAAATACGGTTATCTTTGAATACTTGCTTGAAAGTGCCGTCTGACAATTCCACCAAATCCTCATTGATAACAATAGGCGGCAAGCCCAATCCTCTAAAGATAGTGGTCGCCATCTCACTGGACATAAGCCCGGCAGACAGTTGGACTTCTTTAGAATCAAAGCTTTGTTTGTAGAATTCCCCGAAGTCTTTTGATCCAATAATGCTATTGATAAAAGTCCTTCGAGACATTTCCATAGAAACGAACATGCCGAACTTAGTACGTAATTCAACGGTTTTCTCCATAAGATAACGAACAAAGTTCAGTTTGTCTGCAACTTGCGGAGTGATACGATGAACCGGCAACTCCATTTCAAGCAATTCGATTCCTTGCGGATTGTCATCTACTTTTACGGATGCTTTACCATCAGAACGAAGATCACCGTCCACAATATCCATACGTTTGTGTGGAGCAAGCAATACCTGACGCATATCATCTACAATGTAGTTTATAATGTCGTCCAGTGCGGCCCGTTGATCTGGTGTCTTCGCCTGATTGAACTTATTGATTAGTTCTTGAAGCATATCAAGTCTATCGTTGTCCATCTGGTATCTATCCCCCATATAGGCAACTTCGCCATATCCGGAACCCAGAGATTTACGTTCTCTTAACGGCTTGTTAGAGTTACGGTCAATTACAGAACCGGCAACAACACCCGTTACTGTCCCCAAATATGTTTTAAACACACGGGATTTCGTTTCCTCAAAATCGAGGTGCTTTTTCCAAAAGATTTGATCCAGCCTTAGAGCCTGCACACGGTCGATAACCGCTTTCACCACTCCCGGATCATTCAGTAATGTTTGAATAGTCAAATACATAGTTCCTCCTTTCTTTAATAAGTGAACATGAATCTGTCACCCAAAGTCTCCTTATCCTTATCGGAGATAGGAACAATGAGTCTTGTCGGTCTGATCTCGTACGCTTGGCCTATAGCGGTAACAGTTGCACCCGCTTCTACTTTAGTCCATGCATAATTCAAAGCCGTTGCTGTTGCTTTTGCCGTTTTACCGGCTGCGGCAGTAGCTTCAAACAATACCGCATCCTTTTCTGCGGCAAGCGTTGGCGAAGCGGCCAGAGTAACGGTATCATATTCCGCATTACTTTTGTCGATAGCTTCAATTGTACCGCCATTTGTGCCATTACCAATATGCATACCGACGTACGCAAGAGAATTTTTCTTGATCTTCAACGAAGTAGAACCGGCAGTGATCTTCTCGGCTACTTCAACGTTCAAAACAGCTTTTGCCGTTCGTTTCACAAAATCAAGCACCAAAGGGGTAAGAGGCGGGATCTGCGCAACCCCTGTCAAATTCGAAATATCCAGATTGAAGCCACCGGAATATCTATAAACCGTTTCAAAACGGCACATTTCCGGCATTTGCTTCTCAATCGGATTTAAATCATACTTAAAACCTGCTGGCATAATTAATCCTGTTTAGAGTTTTTAATTTCTTCAGTTCCCTTGTTTATCAGGGTGGCAATGTCATTTGAATTGTTCTGCTCATTGCTTCCCGATTCGGGAGTTCTCACATCTTGAAATCCTGCGTTGGCAAACGTCTGCTTTGCATCCTTGAAATAGTTATCCAAGTTTGCATCTTCGGGAATGCTCAACATAGGAACAAGGTTTTCGGGAATACCATATTCCTTTGCTTTTCCCATGATTTGCTCTTGGCGAGTGGCCTGCGCCTTCTCTGTTTCAAATTGAGTAAGCTTGTCAGAAAGAGGTTTAAAGGCCGCATTCACTGCGTTCGCAATGAGGGTCGCTATATCGTCTTTCTTTTCTTCCGGCTTCGGATTTGGGTTAGGATTGGGATTCTCGATTTTATTTTTCAATTCGTCCAATTGTTTCTGTAGACCCGATTTTTCGTTTCTAACAGTATCAATGTCTCCTTGAAAAGCCTTCAGAAGTCCTTCGACCCCACTAATAGCAGTTTCTATTTGACTTTCTTCAGTTACGGTTTTAGACAAGTAGTCAGCCACCCCGTCAAACGCTTTATCACCAAACCCAAAGGTTTTATACTTCGTTTTTAGTGCTACTAAGATTTTTTCTTTCATACTGTATGAATTAGTTTTGATTTTCAACTGCATAAAGTTACACTAAAAGAAGAAAGCTATAAAATAATTACATGAGGGATAAACCACAATTGCCCAATTGTGGGAAATTAGTTGTTTTAAGGCATAAATAAATGCTATTCTTTGTGATATTATCCGTTCTAATAGACAGAGAACGCAAGGTAATGAACTTCATGCTATTGGTGAGAGAAAAGGTGATGCTGAAGCTGCTAATCTTATAAATATTGCTAAAAAGTGAGGTGTTGGATGTTGTTTGATGTTGTTTTAACACTGTTGATGTTGCTGTTGTTGATAAAGTTACTACTTTTGTACCATCAAAGTAACGTAACTATGATACGTTACGAACAAAGATATAACTAATTCTGTTAGTGATACTATAGGTACTACTCATAGAAAGTTTATTTTAATTCATTTGAAATGGGAAATATAAAGTTAAAATCGAAAAGGGCTAATCTCTTAAAAAGAGATTCTTCTACTAATGTTAGAAAAATCAAATCTAACGTTGATTTTGTATTTACTGATGTTTCCAAACAAGAACTAGAGAAGAGAAGAACCTCTGTATATGACTATCTTATTCCATAACGATATTATGGCGTAAATCTGTTTATTATAAAAACAAAGGAGAATTGAATATGAAACCCTCATCTTACACACAAGAGGCATTGGTTATAGAAAATCCCTCAAAAACACTATTAGACTTTGTAAATAAGTTGAGAGATAGAAAGATGTCTCAACAGGAGAAATTACGCAATAAAAAGAACTGCACTATTAAAATTAACGTATAGTTTTTCTAAATGGATATTTCCGTTTCTATCAATTCTAAATCAGAAGATGAGTATCGGATAATATTATCTCCATTTAATTTGGATATAATCCCGTTAGAGGTGCGGGAAATACTTGGAGATAGTATTGAAATAGCAGATGTCACACTTGAGAGAGCGAAAGGCGATAATCCCACCGATATTGGAGTACTTCTAAAAATATCAAATGTTATAGGTGAAATTTTTAATGATAATGAGAACTTGATATTATATTTCTACTGTGATGACATACACGACATTCTAAGAAGGGACAAAAGAGTAACTCCACAAAAATTCAGAAGTAATTTATTCTCAAGAATGTTTGAAAAATACATGTTATCAAATGGAATTACCGATATAATAAATACACCTATTGAAATTAAGGCAGACAGGCATATTTATATCCATCTGATATCAAGAAGTATTCATTTAGAGTATGTAAAAGCCATAAAAGATGTCATAATGGATATGGAATCAAAATAAAGCGGATATTCGGTCAAGTACATGAGATGTGTAAAGATGGCTTTCTTATGACTTCGTTAGCTGTCGAGACAAACAGGATGCTACAAGAGCTTATTAACAAGAAATAGAGTAGTCAGGGGGCTTCGGCCTGGCACATTAGTTGACGCCAATCAGCAGGAAAGGGTAGCTTTAGGGCTGCCCTTTCTTTATGTATAGTCTCATGCAACGTTTCTCTCCCGGACCATATTTGAGATAATGGCGTAAACCTTATCCAAGATATTATTTCTTTCCGCTATTTCAAGTTTTGTTTCTCCCTTGAACTTCTTCTTGTAGTTACCAATAGAAATGTGATAGAGGTAATATAATTGCTCATAAACCTTGTGCCAAACGTCCTGTTGTCTAGTGTTGGTTGCCGAAGCATATTTGTTCACCAGTTGGCGGATCTTATCACGAAGAGAAATTTCCGGTACCTTTTCAGATGAAACAGCAACCGCTAACAACAACTTCCCGTTTTCTTCTCTCTCCTGCTCCATAGCGTCCAGCCTCTTTTCTACGTTTTCAATCCGTTTGCTTTGTTCAAGCAAAGCTTGTGCGGACTGGACCAGTATTTCAAGTTGGGATAATGGCTTCAGCTTTTCCTTTAGAGCTTTTTCCATCGCATTGAAAGCTGCAATATAATCAAGTTTAAAGCGCATAGCCTTTTTCCCTGTAAATCCCATAGCCAGCAAAGTAAAACCGTCACGATTCATTATAAACATTGGGTATTCTTGCTTATTTTGTTCGTTAACATAAATAGTTTCAACAAACATGGGGTCAGCCGAATTTTCGGCACACCCCTGTATAAGTTCCCTAATAGCATCTAAAACATGTTTATGCTCTTTCCCGAACTTTTCAGCCACCAACAAGCTACTTGTTAGCGCTTGGTTGTTCTCACCTTTAAATACTAAATCGTTCATATTATTAAATATTTTGTTCTATTTTTCCTATGATTTTTGTATAACCCTCGGAATTTTTCCGACCACACACCCTAAAAATTGTCCTTTTTGACTTATTCAGAAGATTCTTTCTGTTCTTCCTCCTCAATCTCTTTCAGGACTTCATCCACCCTTTCGGCATTACCGGCAAACAAAATACCCTCTCTCCGGGACCATACTTTACCATCTATTGCACTAACTGCCGTTGTTACCCGTTCATCAATATCATCAATCATATATGGAACCAAATCTACATCAATATCAATAGTCTGGGACGCCTTGTCAAATTCGGATGGGTTAATATCCGCCAAAGCTGATACCAAGAAGTTTACCCTCCGTTGAAAGAACTCCCCAATTACTTCCGCATGATTAGATACCGCCATGTGCGCACCCATAAAAATATACCTGAACGCTTTCCCCGAAATGGCATTTCCAAGACCTTCCAACTCTTGCGGTGATATACGTGGAGTATTCGTCAGATCGTACGCCCTGTTAGTAAGCCCTTCGAGTTCCAATTTAACCGTATCAGGAACCTGATTCCAGGTCAGATATTGAGCGTTTGCCTTATCTCCGGTCAATTGTATGATTCTGTTGCGTTTCTTCCCTGTAAAGCCTGACACGTCCCCAAAGAGCATTAAATACGGGAAGAAGTGGTAGTCTATACAATCGGCATAGCTTGATAATATCTTCTCTATGCGTACACGTATAGTCTTTATCTTATGGCAGTAAGTCTCCGGGCGATAACCGTATAAAACAGGGAGCTTTTTAAACCCATGCCTGAAAGACTTCTCCTCTACCGCTTCCCACCCATTCGTATTTTCCCACTGGTAAACATGGGTAGCGGTAACAGTTTGAAAGCATACTATTTCTACATCGTCCAGGTCTTTCTTCTTATATTCACGTGAGAAGGCGACCAAATCTCCGGCATCATCAAAAAAAGGATAAAGTTTATCTCCCCTGAATGGCGACCATATTACGCTTCGGAGCTTATTTTGCGGCCTCACACTTCCTCCGAAAGCCTTCTGTATTTTATTCCAGAATTTAGTCCAGAACGAATCATCTTTGACTGCATACCAGTATTCGGCACATTCCTGTTCAGAAAGCCAGGAACGGACTATACGTTTATTCTGGTACTTTATTTTATTCTTCTTCAATACTTGCTGGATAGCATAAAATAACCCTTTTTCATCATCATTTGACGGAGCACAATCCATTTTAGGCTCAACCCCCACTGTAAATGCTGTTTGAATATTGGTTATATCTTGCTCCAGCGGGATTGATATACGGTTGCACGGCTCTGTACGTTTTTTAGCTGGGATAGTAGTGCTTTGACCGGTACTATCATTCCATTCTTCCCTTTCCTTCTCTTCAACAACTTCGATGTCCGGGTATTTTTCTTTATCCACAATGATTTCATGCAAATCAGCATTCCAATCTTTCCAGTTTTCACCGGTATTAGGTTCCTCCGTTTTACGCCTTTTCTTCAAATATTCGATCTTCTGATCTACGTCTTCTAATGCTAAAATATCCTCTAATGTCATAATGTTATATTTTTAATGATTAAACGCTTCCAACCCTTTTGATATAGATTTTCTTCCCATCAACTCCATCATGCAACAATATCTAACCTCATCAATTATATGATTAAAATCATCTACTGGAATATTCAGCCATTTCCCATTTTTGTCTTGTTGATATGTATAGTTGTCAAGTTCTTTTTTAGCGTTTATAGACCCCTCTGTTATATATATTTTCTTCGATTTCATAAAATCTATGCCTGCCTCCACAGATCCATGATATTTATTTACCGGTCTTATATTAAATCCTGCATTATATATTTCAGCGATAAGGCGAGGATCGGCACTCTCTGACCATATATTGAGCTTAGGCATCCGTTTAAACTCCTTGATTATGTCAGAAGAAAGCATATTGGTTCTATAAAACTTTTCATCAATGTATATAGCATTATCTAAAAATCCGTTTTCAGAACAAGCCGTGGGGTCATTTGTGTAGCCAAAATCAAGACCATACCATCTTCTCTTAACCCAGATAGGAATTTCTTTTATAACAGTATAGTTCTCAAAAATAAGTCCTTCAATTTTAGCTCTTTTACCCAAGCCATATATCAACCATTTACGCTTATCTGCAGTACCCTGTGAGTAATTATACTCTGTTGGTTCATAAGATTCAATCTTTCGCCTCATATTAGCCGGTATAAATGGGTTATCGAGCATAGTAGAGTGATCGAAGAAGCAATCTTCACGAGGACACACATTTTCATAAATCCAATGCTCTTCTGCAGAAGGATTGTAATCAAGAACAGAGAAACGTGCACATCTCTGTTCTAATTGGTCAAAATCATCTTTAGAGGCTTCCATCGCCTCATTTATCCAAAAAATATCAGTAGTCAATCCATGCAATCTTTGTACGTCATCAAGCCCAACAAATTCAAATGAAGTAGAATACATCTGAATAGTCTTTAGGGTATTGTTTATCCTACATACATTATACAAGCCAATCTCAAGAAGTATATTTTTAAAGTCTGTCCATACAGTAGAAGATAACCAGGTACTTTTCTTTCTTGCTATTACAATACGATTTGGTCGCTGCCAGTTACTAATTGCATAAACAATAAAAAATTGTATCAGCGAATATGTTTTTGAGGATCGTGATCCTCCTTCAAACACATATACATTAAACTTATTGCTATTTAAAGCAACCATCGCCCGGTGAAAAACAGGAGTACAACTTATATTTAAATTAGCAACTTCCACTTTTATTCAAATTAATTTGTTTATCCTGAAGTTCTAAATCCTCTTTCTTATTATAAACCACATTGACATTAACGTTAGCTGGAGGTGCTATGGACGATCCGTTAGAAGTTACATCCATCTTTTCCGGAGCATCCCAACCAAACATCTTACAAATGCGTTCAATAGCTTTTAGCTTATCATGAAGTTCAATCTTTACATATTCAACATCTACAATTTCTGGATCATCATTTGTCCCAATGTTCTTTTTTAAAATCTTAGTTGATATACTTTTTATTGCAGACTTCTGCCTAGGAGTAAGGTTTTCAAATTCGGTTCTTTCTACCCAACTATTATGCATATTTGCTATAGAAGAAAAAGCGATATTAGATAATTCCTCTAGTATCTTTTCTTTGGTTATATCAGACTTTTTTTTTTGTTCTTCTTGAAGCTCTTTTATCCTTTGGGAAACCTTTGGGTTATTTAATAGTTTAGATGATTCTTCCCAAATTTGTTTTTCTTTCATCTTTGAGCAAGAATATGCACGCCTATAAGCCTCGGACGCATTTCCGCACTCAATATAGTAATTGCAAAAGTTTTCCTGTTTTATTGATAAACCCATAGCTATCGTATATCTATTCTTATCATACCATTGTCTTTCAACCGAGATACAATTCCAGTGTAAATATACTCTATATCCTTCCGAAACCCTTTATAATTATTGTAGAGAACGACCACAGTTTCAATATTGTGGGAAATAAATGTCTTATCGCTGATATTTACCGATTCTGCAATCTTATCCCGAAGCCCCCTAGGCATTCTCCCCCCTGCTAGAACACTAGGAGCATACAGGAATAAAATGATGAATATGAACTTTTTTCTGTTATGAACACTGTCTTTGTATCCCGGACAATCCCTAAAGTCTTGTATTTCGCAAAACCATTTATATATAGATGGGATATAATCCAGATCTGACATAATAGGAGCAGATAATTCAGACTCTCTTTCTGACAATCTGGATTTCTGCTCTCTGATAGATTTTAACTCTGATATTTCTGAAAACATAGTACGATTATTTAAAAGTAAATAGTATATTTGTACTATGAATTAGGGAGGGCGTCTATCTGGTGGTTCGGGTGACGCTCTTTTATTTTACACTCCTCCCCCATATTTTCGCATTATACAGGGAATAAGCCCATAACTTTATCTCTTCGCTGGTGTCCAGGAATTCCACTTTCATGGCTTCCTTCATACATTCCTCCAGTAGGTTGCTGTCTGCTTGGTTCATAATTATTCGTCACTGTCTTTTAACATTAAATCTCCATTCATTAACAGAGGAAGCATTGAATCCCTAAGCTCCGCAAGAAGCCTGTTTTCTTCATTGTTGAGATAATAAAGATGTTGTTTATACATATTCATGAAGAAAGGCATGATACTTGACAATATCTCCTTATCTGTATTTTCAATCACAAAAACCTTACTATTAGATGACTGGATATATTTGTTCTCAATAATTTTTTCTTTTACTTCATAATTTTTGAACAAAGAAAAACTTTCATTTATGGCTTTTACAACTTCATTAGTTGCTTCACAATCACTTATTACCTCTGCAAGCCCCAGCCTTTCCGCCCATACTTTATTGACAGTAACTTTAATAACATTGCGTTCACGGATAATACGATTAATATCTGATATGATGGCATTAAAGTCACGATGAATCGTTCCTTCCAATTCAATAGATAAATATGGACCAATAGTCAAGTTATACCCATGCTCTTCCAATTCTTCCTGGGAGATTCTTTTTGAAAATGAATCTTGCTCTTTTGTTGTAAGCTCACATATAGCAGCGATTTGTTCATCTGAAAAAGTGTTGAACTCTTTTTTGTAAATACGGTTATAATGTGAAGCATTACCTTCTCCACGTTGTTCTCTCACCTCAACTGATTTCATTTTTTCCGCATTAACAAGCATTACCTCTTTGCTTATATTTTTCTTATCAAGCAAGAGAATACATGTAGCAACAGAGGTAGATTCAAACATCTTTTCTGGTAAAGAGATAGCAGCTTTCAGCCAACCTTTAGATATAAGATACTTCCGACACTCTAGTTCTTCTTTGCTTGTTAAAACACCTCTAGGTAGAATCAATGCGCATCGTTCGCCTCTTTGCAGGCAATGAGCTACAAAAGCAAAATTACAGGTGTATTTTAAAGGTAAATCCTTTGTAATATCTTCGGAAACTGAAGATATTAAATTGAAAGGAGGGTTTGACACGCTTACATCCGCTTTCTGGAGTTCTGTTTCCGGGAACATAGGACGTTGGACAGAAGCATACATAGCCCCCTTCACTGTACTGTATGAATGGAAAATATCGCCAGATAAAATATCTCTATTCACAATAGTAGCTTCAATATTCCGGATACAGAGATTAAATAAAAGGATTGGCAATACCTTTTCGTCCAACTCCTCACAGATAAATTTCAATTTCGGATTAGCGCACCACTTTTGGATAGACAAAGCTCCGGAACCACAGCAGCAGTCATAGACCACTTTTTCGCCTGGCATATAGCTAAGATAAGCAACAAGTTTAGCAAGAGCCACTGGCGTATAATCCTGTTTCTTCTCGGTCCTATCTGCATGATAAAACTGATACACCCTTTGTAGCCAGTCTACAGTCAAATCCGGACACACTTCTTTGTATTTATCAAAATACATTGTCGGATTTTGAGAAAATAAAGCAAACATTATCTTATCCGGGAGTGTATCAACACTGGCACACCCAAAAAGATCACATATTCTCGCTGTTAATTCTTTTAGTTCCATATCTTTTTTATTACTTTTCCATTTTTCTTTTAAGATTACTGTATTCATCCTCAATGCACTTGCTTATCTTAGCTGCATCTTCGTAACGTTCAGACTCTATCAATATTCTTTTTATCTCTTCAAGCTGATTGATGTATACGATGTCATTACGATCAGTTGCGTGCTGAATATAATTTTTGATGTCATTCAGCTTGCCCTCCATGCGTCTGTGCCATTTACCTATCAAAATTACAATGATGGCAATAGTTGTGGCATTTAGGATGAATAATGCGATTTTAAGTATTAATTCTGCGACTTCGCTTATTGGCATGGATATTCCTCCTTCTTTACCAATTCAACTTCTGTCGGCTCTTCATCTTCCCATTTTACTTCGGGAAGTAAAACAGGATGCATTTTAATGTAATCATGATGGTTATCACTTTCCGATTGCCAACTTTTCCAATTATCATTTTAAAAGGTTATTATTGTCATTATCCGTATCAGGAGAAGATTCTCCTACTTTTATTTCTACCCCATCTTCACAGGCTCCGTTTTCGCAGAACGTTCCCTTCTGATGAAATTCACACCATCCGTTACCAAATGAATCTTCATTGACAAACAGCTTACATTCACTACAAACTTGCTCTTTATTCATATTTTTAGTTAATTGGTAAGTATCATGTAATCATAATACCATTTAACAGAATTCCTTTTTACTTTAATGTACAGAAAGCACTGTACGGGTATGCTTCTACTTCTCCCATTTGTGAGAAAAACGGAAAGATTATGTCTCATCCATTTTCTAGGATGTTTATTGCTCTTTTTCATTTGTTATTAGCCAATAAAACATATTCCAACTGCCAACGCAATAAAAATAATTGCAAATACAACAGCAGCCCCAATACATCCCTTCTCATATTCTCTTTCATCAGATGGCGTATTATCAATATACCAATCCAATATATGTTTCTTTTTTCTCATTGCTATTCCTTCTTGATTAAATCTGGGTTATCGTAAATGTTTCCTAATATTTTAACATCACTTTCTGTATCTGTATGCAAATCACTAATTGCATAAAATCCAGCATCTTCAAAATCTTTTTCTGTAACATTGAAAATAAGCCCACCTTGATGCCATTCTATATAACCTTTCAAATAGTATACTTGTTCTCCATGACAGTCATAGGAAAAGAATAACCATTCTACAATATCTCCTTCATATATTTCTTTTCCGTTCTTGTCATACAAGCCGGTGAACTGACCTATGGTTTCAAGACAAACCTCATACATACCGATGCTTTTCCCTATGTCGATATCATTTAAGGGTGGAATGACGGCATAACTGTCCTTTTCTAACTTAACGAGAGAGCCATACAGCCACTCTTCATCGTATATGCTTTTGCCTCTGAATTTTATTGTACGTAATCTCATAACTATTCCTCCTTTTCTTTAAAGTGTTCTACAGATCACTTGTCAACTTGTAACAAAAATCAAAAACATTATCCCTGTCTTTGAACATAAGATGTTCAGGAACTCTTTCGCTTAAAGCATTTCCAGAAGATCTAATATAATAATCTAACTTTATACCTATATTATCACCATTAAGAGTT